TCTGGAAAATCATATATAGGAGCATTGCCTGTTGGGTTGCCATTACTGTCTACTGGCACATCAAACAAGGCTTTAAATTCAGTTAAGTTACTACAATTATTAATTTTTGTTTCTATTGTATCACAAGCAGTTCTTACTTTGTCTCTGAATGTAGATGTTGCACTAGCTATTGCAGTTCCTTTTTCTGCTTTGCGGGTCACTTCCCAATCTGACTTACGAAGTAAATAATTTGCAGTTTCTTTTGTTTGAGAAATCCAAACTGTTTTAAGACCAACTGTTACCATTTGTTTACCAGTACGAACATCCATAACTGCCTTGCCGTCTGCATCAACTGCATTTACATCTGCAAGGTTTTTCTCCACATCTTTTGCTTTGTAAAATCTTTCATCAAAAGTTTCTACAACTGGATCATCTTCCCAATATAAACCATGTTCTTTCTTGTTATCGTCAGTCCATGAGTTCCATGTAGGAGGTATCTTTACTCCTTTTGTACTAAACATTTCACCTACGGGAGCTACTGCATCACCATCTACTATTTTCCAAACCATATTTATCTCCTATTTTGCGTTAGCGTACTTAAATGGGTCTTCGGCAAATGCGAAATATATAAGATCCTGACCAGTGTTATTCATATCAGCGGCAGTCGTTCTAATTTTAAAACCATTTGATAAAAAATCCATCCCTCTTGTTGAAACTGTTGATTGACCATGAGTATTATCTGCAACAAGTGCATTTGCAGTTGCTCCTATGTTTATTGGACTTCTTGCAATATCCATCATCATCCAAGATCCTGCTTGATCACTATTTTTAATCATAACCCATGCAGGTCTAAATCCAGTATACACAAAAGCACCATCTGCATCACCATTTCCAGTAAATTTTCCAAATTTTGAATAACCTTCAACATTATTGAAACAATAAGCTATATATGTTTCTCCACTTTTATTAGTTGTAAAGTTATAACCTAAACTAAAAACAGATGCAGTTGGTGCTACCTCATTCATATAATCAGCATCACCATGTTCAGCATCAGTTACATTTAACTCTATGTGTGTTGTTACTCCATTACCTAATCCTTTGTGATGAATATACCAATCCATATTAGCATAAGTTCTACTTTTGAACATTATTACGTCAGGTATAACACCCAAACCATGACCAATAGTTTGTTCTGCTCCTGCTCCTGTTGCATTACCAGTATATAAAACTTGCGACATTCCTACAGTTGTGTTTACTTGTACTGTTGAACTTGCACTTGGAACTCCACTAGAAACACTACCAGCAGAAATTGAACTGGTAGTTCCACCATTTATTCTCCAAGTCCACAAAGACACATTAGTACCACTTTCATTTAAGAAAGCATCAGTTCCTATTTTTAACTGAGTACCACTACCATCTACTGATGTGTCATTTGCATCGTCTGCTTTGAAATCAAGCAGACCTTCTGAATTTGTGGCTTCTGTGGCATAAGTGTTACTTCTAAAATATTTTTGAACACCTCTAGAACTGTCATATATTTGATGTCCATAACCATCTGCATCTGCTTTAAACCATGCCCAATCACTTACAAAGCCAAGATCAAAAGCTCTTGTTGCATCATCAGTTCCAGCATAAAAAGTTGTTGCAAAAAAATCGCTTGCTTGATTATCAGCAGTAGGACCAATAGTTGCATAATCATCATCGTCAAGGTTCGCACTGCACAAAGCCAAGTAACCACTAGGAGGACTTGTATGAAACGCACCAATACCATTTCCGTCCGCATTAGTTGTAGCAGTTTCATCACCAGCAAAGGTTGAGTCCTGTCCAAAATTCCAAACTCCCGTATGTGAATTATACCAATTACAAGCAAATCCAATATGGTCTGTAAAGTTTGCAGTTAGATTCTTTGTTGTAACTAAACTTCCATCTACATAAAATTTAATTGTTTTTGTACTACTATCCATGTCAAGTGCTAAACCAACAACCTGATTTGTACTAAATCCAGTGCCACCTGAAAAATCACTTATTGAAACTCCAGAACCATCATAATGACCATATCCATTATCACTATACCATATTGTTCCAGCAGTAAGATGTGGGTCTATGTTTTCACCAGTTCTATATGTTTCCATATTCATTTCTGTAATACCAATCATAAAAGCACCATCAGTTTTAGCATTACATCTAATTTCAGCATACCATTTTCCTTTTGTTACACCAAAAGAAGATTGAAAATAAGAATAAGTTAGTCCTGATTTAGTAATTTTTAAATTACCTTCTGTTAAAGATCCTGATGCTCCAGTTGTCTTAATTAAACTATTCATGGTTGCAAAATTATTTTCTGGACTATCAGGCATATTTGAATCATAAGAATTAAAACCACTAACTGCAAAATGGTTATTTTGCCCACTACTATCATCACCAATATTTGTTGGACTAGAAACAGCACCACTCGATGTTGCTGTGCCAGTACCTTTGAACTCTAATCTAAAACCATTGTCTCCATAAGAGCCAGAATAATTTTTAGGAATCCATATACCCTCTTTTACTGCTCCAAACTCATTTAAATATCCACCAGTTTCACCTATGGCTTGACCATCTAAAAATGTTATGTCTGATGCATAACCATTAAATTTTGCAGTTGTTTGCCCATCAGCTAATAATTGATGTGCTAACGCTCCATTCCATCTGGGGTCATAATCCCCCGGGTCAGTGCCAGACCAATCTTGCCTTACTCCATTGACATATAATTTCATTCTATTATTACCACTTTGTCCGTCAATATCAGCAACCACAACTATGTTATACCAAGCTGAAGTATCTCTAAACATCATTGTGCTTACTAAATTAACATCAAAATTACCATCATAATCATAAAGTTGAAATTTGTCGTTTATGTCAAATCTAGCTATTAACTTATTATCGCAACCCATTAATGGATTATAAGAATTGGTTGCATTTACACCATTTCCAAGTGCAGTTCTTTTTATCCAAAAACTAATTGTCCATCTTCTTCTTGTTGTTGGTGTACCTAAAGTTTTGCTTAAAGTTGAGCCACCTGACCTATCTGAACGTACTGATTGTGTAGCAACACCATTATAAAATCCTGTGTCTGGATCTCCTGAACCTATTACTGGAAGTAAAGACATGTTATGTTAAAGCTCCTGTTGAACTAATAAATATGGTATTAGAACCCCCACCTGTAGCAGTCACCAAGTATGTTAACATGTATGATCCTGCTGTTTGTAAAGCTGTTAGCGTGTCTGCATTTATAGCTACCATTGCATTAACAGCAATAGTATGTCCTGAATTAACAACTTTAATTGTTCCTGTTTGTCCTGCAACATCATGATTACTAAAAGTTAAATCAGTAACATTACCACTTGTTGTAAGATGAAAGTTATTATTTGTTGCTAAATCAAAAGTAACTGTACCCGTTGTAGCACTTCCAGCAGAAGGAGCAGTTCCTGGAGTTGCTCTACCTGTTACTGTTACATCATCGGCAAAAGTTACACTACCACCATCTGCAACTGTCATAGCATCATCACCATCTGTGAAGGCTATCTTAGTTGTCTGCACTTCTCCTGGAACATTTATACCTGCTGCTGCATCCAATATTTTCATATTAGTTGCATCACCATTATCAGTAAATACTAAATCTTTAGCATTTGTTGCAAGTTTAATTGTTACATCTCCACTGTTACCTTCAGTAAATCTTAATACTTCACTTCCTGCATCTTTAAATACAAATATACCTGTGTGAGCATCTAAATTTAAAGCATCACCTGAATCAATAGTTATTGGGTTAGCTGCAATAGTTACCCCAGTAGTGCCATCATGTGTAAGTGTAGCATCACTTCCTGCACCTAATGAAAGAATAGCAGAGTCTGATAATAATTTTAAATCATCTCCAATTATTGCATCTCCCGCCACACTTAAACCACCATCAGTTTGTAGTGAACCATCAGTTGTGCTTGATGCCGCAGTTGTATCATCCGTGACTATTCTTCCTGTAGAAGTAATAGCACCAGTTGCGTTTAAATTAACAACACTTAGTGACGCTAAAACATCTGTGACTATCGCTCCAGAACCATTTCCATCTAAAGAAACAACTTTTGTATCTCCATTTGGAATAGTAACTGCTGCACCACCACCAGTTCCTTGTTTTATAAGTATATTTTGTCCACCACTTGTGCCATTTTTAATTATATGAACTCGTTTCAAGGTGTCTGGGCCAATAGTAATTGTACAAGCAGAATCTAAAGTTCCAGTGTATATTATATATATTGCTCTACCTGCATCACTAGCGCCATCAGCTATTGTTGTTGCATGAGTGTCAGCATTTGTCGTTATGGCTTCTGTGCCAAAACCTAGTGCATCAGCTATAAGTTCTAAGTTTGTGTTTGTTTTTGTACCCCATTGACCCGACTGTTCGCCAGTATTCATTTCTTCGAGTCTTAAATTATTTACAAATGTACTTGCCATTATGCCACCTCTTGCCAGTTAGCTGTTTGATTTGGTACTATTAAACTATATACTAATTCTTCTCCAGTGCTACCAGTAGCACTTAACCCTGTTAACGATACCACACATTGAGGCACTGTGACAACATCATTTAATGATGTTTGTAAAGCGGGCAACCTATTATTATAATCAGAAGGTGTAACTTCAGTTGTTGTAACAACAGAAAAATTAGAACCTAATGCACTTGTCATTGCAATACTTACTGGAGTATTAGCAGAAGTTGGCGCACCAGTTGTAGCATCTATGTTCGGTATTCCATGAGTGGTTATTGTTGCACCCATGTACGCATGATTACTACATTGATAAAACAATCTAGGTGCATTATCTGCTACAGTAATTTCTGTGTAAGCTCCAGCTTGTCCTGGTGTGCCGTTAGTGGTCACTCCAGTAGTGTACTCACCTCTAGTTCTATCTGCCGTTTCATAAATTCTAAGTGGATGACCATCATTACTACTATCACTTTGATCAAACCTATAAGTGTTGCCCTCATACAAAGTTAAGTTGACATCGGCTGATGCTGTTGATCCACCAATAGCGTACTTGTTAGTAGATCCTTGATTGTAATATGGATGATTTGAAGGATTACCAGAAACAACAGTAACAGTGTATGTAACTGTACTTGCACCAGTTTGACTTATGGCAGTAGTTGCAGATAAACCTGTTACTGCTACGTTTACACCAGGAATCCCATCTGGAGTGCCTAACGCAGTTGTTCCTACTAATCCAGTAACAACAACGTCAATCTCTTCATTCCAAGCACCTTGACCCCATGTGCCTCTACCCCAACCCTGTAAGGTAGTATTTGACAATTTAGGCGATCCTTATAATCGCATTACTTGCATCAGCAGTAGGAAATTGTATTGTAAAAGTTCCAGATGTTGATGTTTTGTTAGATGTAAAATCTAAAACACAAACAGCTTTGTTACTAGCAGAACTGTTGTAAATTAATGCTCCCATAGCCGTAATCGTTGCTGTTGTAAAACTTAAATCGTTAAAGTCTGTAAATGCTGTTGTGCCAGATGTAGTTGGATCAACTCTTGTCAAAGTACCACCACCAGTAGAATAAGAATTACTTGTTGTAACTTCACCAGTTGTAACAAGCACAGTTGTTCCTGCTCCTAATGTTGCAGTTGTTGATGATTTTGCACCAGTTCCTTCTGCAAAAAGTGCTAATTTGAAAGTGTTTCCACCAGAGTTTTTAAAATTGTGTACGCCTTCTAATAACTCTTTTTTAAAAGAAGTACACATCGCTTGTGTTATAGCCATATTAGAGTCTCCTTATATATTCAGCCGTTTCCTTTTGACCACTAGATCTCAAGGCTTGAATGATAGTACCACGCTCTTCTCTTCTTGCCAAGAGAAGATAATGATGAATAATTCCTTTGAGTTGTTCTTTAAATAATTTAGCTTGTTGTCTTACATGAGGTGGAGCTTGATCTGATATACTTGCTATTTTATCCACAGCCAAGTCTGCTATTTGTTCATTTTTTAATCCTCCTTGATGTGATGTTTTTACATTCACACTTCCTACTATTCCTGAACTTAAATCAAACATTCTTTTTCTCCTCGTAAGTTACTCCTGGTATATCTTTTCTACCAATAATATTAGGTGTTGCATCCAATGGTTCTGGTGGTTCTAATTTTGATTTTTTCGTAATTAACATATTACCTTGTGTGGTTGTAGAAACAAGTGGATCTTCAAGTCTATGATAACCATATAGTTTTTCATCTTCTGGCACATTCATGTCTAACAAAGATGAACTGTTTGCTATATGCACTTTAATCTTTTTTGAGATCGCTATTGCTAACCAAAACTCACAACAAGCTCTTCCAGCTTCTGCAAAATTAACTGCTTTGTGTGTAAAATCTATTCCATATAAATGTAAATCAGATACATTTTGAAAAACTGCGTAACCTAAAGCATAAGCCACTGTATTGTTAAAATAAGCATAACCAGTTTTTTGTATAACTTCTTGTAAAGGAAATTCTACAACATCTGGACATCTTTTATCTAAACAACAACTAAAAACAGGAATATTTATTTTTTGTTTTAATCTATCAGCCATAATATCTGTTTGTTTACCAGCATTAGGTGTATCAAGAAATCTTGAAGGTGGGTCCATCATAAAACATTTATCGTGATAAATAACTCCAGACATGGAGTTTATCGCCCAAACTTCATCAAATTTTTCGCTTCTAATTTTAGCTAATATATACTCTGAAAAACTATTGCCTAAACCAACAATAGCAACACTTTTACTTTTCATCTCTCTACCTTTATTGTTTTGGAACTCTGACCAAACCCTCCCTAAAAGCATCTGTGTTTTCTTGTCCTTCACCATATATTTTAAGTCTGCTTATGGCTTCTGTAAATCTTGCTGTATAAAGTTGTATTAAATCTGTCTCACCTTTCATAAAAGTGTAAGCCTCAACTAAACTTGCATAAAGTAAAGCATCAGGAGCATTGGTACTTATCCAAGTTGTACCAGAATCATCGGTTGTCAATGATGTAGGTCTATAATAATAATGTAATTCAACTGAATAATTAGAATCTGGAGTCGGTGCAATTATGAATGTATCAACATCGAATGAAGAATAAAATCTTGGACTGCCTGTGGTGTTTGGATTAGGATTAAATTGTTGTATATAATTAACATCTTTTTGTAATAAAAAAACATTTTCACTGCTTGAATTTACATAAGATAAAGAAAATGTAGATAAATAATCAGATGGTTTTTCTAAAAATTTATTACTACTACTCATAGTTCCAGTAACATTTTTTCTAAAATAATCTAAATCGACTACTTTAAATATTCTTTCTTCTGCGTTTTTAATAAAAAAAGGTATCTCTGCTACAAAAGTTGACTCATCATTTTGTGTCCATTCTTGAATAGAGGCTGTTAATGTTGTTAAAGTAAAACTCATGTTGTACTCACTGTTACTGTTCCTACTGATGCTGTTGCGCTAAAAGATGTTAACAAACTTCCTAAATTACCTAATCCAACATTTGTGTAAACAATAAATTCTTTATTATCATCTTTAACATCTGGTCTTGCATTTCTTA